AGTGTTGGTGTTACTTTACTTACTGTTTATGGCGGTCAAATAGTTGAGATGATTACTAAATTAACTCAAGGTAAAGAGCAAATAACAAGCGCAAAGTCAGAATTAGATGCTTTAAATGCAACTTATGCAGACAAGTCAATAAAAAATGCAATAGCTGATATAGTATTATTAAAATCATCTTTAGAAACTGCAAGTAAAAGTGTTGCTGGTAAAAAACAATTTGTAGAACAATACAATAAAACTATTGGTACTGTTACAGGATCAGTAGATACATTTAAAAAAGCTGAACAAGGTCTTATAAATAATACAGGGACTTATGTTAATGCTATGATAGCAAGAGCAACTGCAACAAATTTAGCAGCTAAAGCAGGAGATATTAGTACAAAAATTGAAGATTTACGCGTAGAACACGCTAAAAAAAATGCAGAAGAACAAATTGATTTACAAAAAGAGTATTCTGATAAATATAAAAAGTTATTATACACAGGTAGTTTAGAACTTAAAAATGCGTATGGTAATGAGGCTAATTATGTAAAAGCTATGATTGCCGAAAAAAAGGCAATTACTCATCAAGGGCAACAAGAAGAATTAGCTGCTTTAAAAAAGCAATATGACGATTTAGAAAAATTAACAAAGAAATATTACGATAAATCAGGACAAATTACTCCTTATGTAACTCCTGCAAAAACCAAAACAACAAAACCTAAAAAGACTTTAAAAGAATCAATAAAGTTCAAATTGCCTGATATGCAGACAATAATGGACACAAATTATGATATAAGTTCTTTACTTCCTGAACAATTTGCAAGTTCTTATATTGATGAAATGAACTTGATGAATGCTAACCAAGAAAAACTATTCCAGACAACTGATGAATATTTTGGTAAAGTTCAATCTTTTTATATTCCAACCGAAGAAGAAAAAGCCGCAGCTATGGCTCATACAAATGAAGTTATAGCAGCACAAACTATGCTATTAGGTGCTTTATCAGCAGGATTTGAACAAATGTTTACTACTATTCTTGATGGTGGACAAAATGCTTTTCAAGGAATATTAAATGCTTTAAAGAGTTTGATGGTAAAATTAGCAGCAGCAATTGCAGCAGCAGCAATACTATTTGTTTTAACAGGTGGTTTAAGTGCTGGTGGATCAAAATTAGGTTCAATTGGTACTATTGCTTCAAAATATGGTGGGTTAGGATTTAATCCTTTTGAATTATTTAGTGGAGATAAAGGTTCAAGAATAAGTATGCCATCAAATACAACTGCTCAAGGTGGCTACCAAGTAGATATTATGGGCGATAAAATGAGATTATTATTAGATAACCAAGCAATTAAAAACTCAAGAGTAATATAATGTTTTATAACCATCTTTATAATTTAGAATTTCAAGGATTAGACCAAGTTGGGACTGATTTATATTATCAGGTTAAATTTGAGAAGCAAGAAGAAACTGCAAGAACTCCTGATGTTATTAATTTAATAGCTGCTCAGGATCAACCTTTTGTTTTATGTGTTTCTGCTTTTTTAGAAGCCATTCTTGATTTTATATAATCTGCCTCAGACATTAATGCGGTTTTAGTCGCTTTATCTCTATCAAGTTGCAATAATTTATATTCTTCAATAAATTGCTTTTCACCTTCAATTTGATCTATTGCATTTTGTTTAGCGTGTTCTACTCGCAAATTTTCCATTTTTGCAGTAATATCTGCTGCTTTAGCTGCTAAATTTGTTGCTGTTGCCCTTGCAATCATAGCTGAAACATAAGCCCCTGTACCATTTATAAGACCTTGTTCAGCTTGTTTAAATGTATCTACTGATCCTGTAACAGTACCAATTGTTTTATTGTATTGCTCTACAAATTGTTTTTTACCAGCAACACTTTTTTTAGCAGTTTCTAAAGATGATTTTAATAATACTATATCAGCTATTGCATTTTTAATTGATTTATCTGCATAAGTTTCATTTAAAGCATCTAATTCTGATTTAGCATTTGTTATTACTTCTTGACCTTTAAATAAATTACTTATTAACTCTACTATTTGACCACCATAAACAGTAAGTAAAGTAACACCAATACTTAAAGCTGTTTGCCAAGAAAATAAAGCACCTGCTAAAGATCTGAAAACAGAAGCTGTAACAACTCCTTCAGCTGCTAATGCTTTATTAACAATTCGAACTTTATTAATTTCGTCTACTAAAATAGGTAAGTTATTGGAAATAGCTAAGAATCCAATATTAGCACTTAACCCAAATGCAGGAAGTTCTCTTGTAATTTGGTTGATTGAGTTATTTAAACCGTTGAATCCGGTTCTTGATCGGTTAGCATTTGCTCCAATAGAAGTTAAAGCGCCATTTATTTGGCTTTCTAATATAGTAATTTCTTTACCAATATTTTGGAACGCTTGTGATCCAATATCAGTAGCACCTAATTGTGTTTGAAGTTGTTTAAGTTGAAGATTTAACCTATCTAAGGTAATAGCATTTATAGAAGTTTCAACTCCTAAGCCAAATCGTTTTAACTCAGCTTCAGCAGCACCTAATTGAGTTTTTAAGTCAGCAATATCTGCCTCAAGTTTAACTATTATTTTTTCTTCCATTATTACCCATCTTGTTTAGTAATTCTTCTTTTTCTTCTTTAGTTGGTAGTTTAACTGGCTTTTTTTGAAGTATCCTATACTTATCAGTCCATAATGGCATAATATCTTTTGGTTTCTTTTGGTGCTTTTTTTCTACTTGGGTATTAAGTATGTAACTCATTAATGCTCTTGTTTTATCCCAATCGTCTGCTTCTTTTTTAGCGCAATAAATTACATACCTAATATAATCCATAAAAGTCATTTCCCAAAAATCATTAGGGCTTAAACCTAAATTGATAATTGCGTTGTCTAATATGTCATTCCAAGTTACTTTTTTTTTTCAGGCGCACCATCACTCATAGCTTTAAAAGCATTTAACATCTGCTCAGTCATTAAAACTACGCAAGACATAAATTCTTTAATCACTATAAGTTGGTCTCCATAAGCCATAGAGTCAACCCAACTTTGGACATCATCTATTGTGAAATCCACTACTTTTTTATTTGATCGGTAAGCACCAAACAACCCACAATAAATTATATCCGCAGTCATATCTAACTGACTATAATCATCATCAAGTTGTTTGATACTTCCTATATCAACTCCAGTTAATTTAGTATACTTTTCTAATGCGTAATTACCAAATTTTAACTGCTTTACTTCTCCGTTGAGAGTAACTTCTATTATTCCTGTCATAGTTGTGTTTGTTTTTTATTATACTAAGGTTAATGCACCTGTTCCAGTTACTTCAATTGTATAAGTAGCAACATCTTCCATAGGACCACTGATCTCAAAAGAAGCAATATAACCACTTTGTGAAAAAGTATTTACACCGTTGGTAAATTTAATAGATAATAAAGTTCTATCCTTATAAGCTGTAAAAATTTCCGCTAAAGTATAGTTATCACTTGTAGCAAAATCTGCTAATCCTTCTCCTGAATAAGATACATCTCTTAAACCAGGCATAACTGATTTCCATCCACCACTTTCTTTTGAAGTAGTATCAAATAAGTCTGCGTTTACAGACATACTGCAAGATGTTAATTGAATTAATGTTTGTTCTGAACCTGATGTACCTAATTTAAGTAACTGAGCCGTTCCGTTGTAAATTGCCATATTTTATTTTTTTTAATTGTTAATTAATCTGTTATTTCAAATGTTCCTGTGAATGATACTGTATAAGATACTACATCTTCCATCGGTGCATTTATTTCAATACTTTCAACATAAGCTAAACCAATATAATAACCAGTTGGTATTACAGGGTTTGCAATAGCTATATTAATTGGAGTTCTTGCATCATAAGCAGCATACAAAGTAGTAATACCTATATCTGAAGCACCCTCATCAAAATTCACTAAAGCATCAGCCGTAAAAGCGAAATCTCTTAAACCAGGTAAACTAACTGCAAAACCATTATCTTGTTTACAAGTAGCATCAATCATACTATCGTTCATAGTTACTGTAACGCTTCTTTGACACATTAACGGAAAATCCGTATCTGCATCATAAAGTAATATATCTGATCCGTTTAATGCACTCATATTCCTTGTTGTATTTTAAATGTAAATCTTATAGATCTTCAAGAAGTGCCTGTTTACGATTCAGCAAGTGTTTTAGCTACGGCAACTGAACCTTATATTTTACTTTCTA